TAGCTGCTGCTGCTAATGCGTCTGTTTGCCATTGATGGTAAGTTTGACCTGCTGACATTCTTTTTGCCATTGATAACAATGGTGTGTCTTCTGGAGAAATATCAAAAATGATATCTTCAAAAGACTCTGCTATACCTTTACCGGTATAACTATTGGTTGCTGATGTTGCCATGATTATGGTTTCCTTTTAAATTAAAGCATGTTTTCTATAAGTTTTTGAGCTGCATCTGACTTACCTGTCTTACGTAATTGCTCACGTAGGTTACGGTGGTTAGAGCTAGCTTCGTTTTTACTGTCCTTTGCTCCAGGTTTCACGACTGGTTTTGCATTGGAAATCTTATTCTTTACCGTTGAGTTCTTTTGTAATTTGCGCCATTGCATAGCGTCATGCAATACCTTTACGTGACGAGGGTCAACAATTGAATTGAGTTCTGCGTCAGAAAAACCATAATCCTTGCCAGTAGATAACAATGCTTGGTTAGTCTCAGGACTCCAATTTGGTATCTCTTTTGCTAGAATTTCTTTTCCCTTGGCTATCTTCTCAGATAACAATTGCGTTTGCTTTTGAGCGACTTCCTGCTTTTTGGCTTCAAATTGTGAAACAAGTTGGTTACGGTCTTGCTGTAACTGGTTGTAGGTAAAAAATAACTTTTGTGCTTCTACAAAATCATTATCAGAAAGTTGTTGCCAGTTTACATTTTGGTAAGCAGCTAACTTTTGGTCTAATGATGTAATTTGTGCGACTTCATTAATCAACACATTTTGTAGCTCAACTTCTTGTCTGAAGATAGCTTCTTGAGCTTGTATGCCTTTAGCATAGTCTTCTAACTCTTTACGTTGTTCTGCTACTTGCTGTGTCTTTTGTGTGTAGTCTAAGCCTTGTTGTGCTAATGCTACGACTTCGTCTAGTGGCTTTTCAACTTCTTCGCCATTAACCTTTAACTTTAGAATAGCAGGAACTTCATCTTCCGACTGTTCCTCATCTGTAGCTTGGTCATCTGGAGATTCTTCTGTAGCTTCTTCTTCATTTTCAGAAGGTTCTGCTTCAGCCTCTAGTGGTGTTTGTTCTTCTTCGTCTTGAAGTTCAGGTGGTTTAACATCTGATTCAACACTATCACCTAGCATAGCCTCTAATCGGCTGTGTGGTGACTGTTCTGCGACTTGGTCACTCATAGTTTTATTTCCTTGAAATTAGACAATAAAAAAGGACTCGTGAGAGTCCCTTAAGTAGGCTTGTCCTTACCTAAATTCTTTTGCCTGTCAAAACGGTTTTCATTCAAAATACTGGAAAACTACTTCTGAATGAAACTAACCAAATATCTTAAACCTTGGCTTATCCGTTTGGATAGTGGCTAACTTACCTGTTTGCATAACGTCAGTAAGTTGTTTGTTAATTTGGTTTAGTAGCTGTAATGCAATTACTAATCTGTTATGGGTCTTCTCATCACCCAATGGGCTATTTGTCATAGTAGATACAATGTTTTCACGTACCTTATCTATTGCTTCTACATAAATAGGGTTATCTAATATCTGTGATGCTTGTTCACCACGCTTAACTTCTTCTAATGTTTTGTCTACCATATATAATCCTTATAGTGCCATGAGTAACATTGCTATATCTTCTTCATCTTGGTCTTCAATCCTACGTCTTAAAGATTCTATGTAGAAGTCCTGTTGTATGATAGTTTCATACATAGTGACTATTTTAGCATAGTTATGTGACTCTAATAACTTATTAACTGATGTAGTCTTACCATACTTCTCTGCTACATCTTTAATCTGTGATATGTCTAACTTCTCTAATGGTTCTGCAATAGGAAGTGTTATTCGTTTGCGTTTCTTAACAGACTTAGATAACTGTTGTTGTGCTGCAGTCCATACTTGAGCTTGTTCAGCATTAGCGAATACAAGTATCTCGCCTTTACGTTCTATAAAGAAACGTCTTTGTTTTGCTTTTGTTACTGGCTTTCTCTTTTTACGCTTACCTGGTATTCCACCTTCAATTGCTTCTAAAACATTCTGAAGTATTTGAAACGCATTGCTTTGGAAAGCGTTACTTTGAAAAGCAGATGAATACATTAAGCGTCTACTGCACCTTCAAATTCAGGCTTGAGTTTAATAATAGCGTATAAAGCAGAACGGTCTGCACCTGCTACATATTCATCACCTGCAATTTGAACTTTACCTGCTGATAAAGGTTGTTTACCTGCATCACGAGCTTCTTTAGAAGCGTAGCCATAGAATGTTACTTCTGTGCCTTTACCTTTAAAGTCCTCTTGAACTGCACCAATATTCCAATACTCTGCTGGAATACCATAATCTGTGTCTACTGCTTTTAATAATGCCATTTGCTTTCCTCTTAAGTTATCCTACTAATAATCGTCTTGTTGTGCCGCCTGAATCTACAATCTCAACATATCCTGTAGGTGTTAAGATTGTGCCTGTATATGTTCCAAATTGAACTTTACCTGTGCCTTTAGGGTCGAGTTTAATATTAATATTTGTGTCTGTCCCTTGTGCATATAATCTAGGTGCGTTTCCTGTTGCACCTGAACCTGTAGCAGTAAGGTAATTAACAGATGCGGCAGTAAATGTTGTAGAGAATTGTGCATTTGTTCCTACACCATTATTAAGAAATAAAATTTCACCACCTTTTGCGGCAATGTTTAAACCTATAGTTCCGTCTGAACCTGCTACAGTAATAGAAGGTCTAACACCTGTAGCCGCACCCGTCACCTGCACATAATTAACTGCTGATGCTGTGTGGGATGCTCGTAATTGTTCTGCAGCACTTGTTGTCCAATTGGTAAAAAATGAAATAGAACCTGTGCCCTTAGATTGAATGTATACAGAGTTATTGGTTGTTGAACCGCCAGCCCTTACATAAACACCATTGGTAACACCTGATGCACCACCACTTAATTCAACATAATCTGTTAAGTTTGAAGAAATTGCAGTAGAATTTACTCGCAGTCCAACTCCGTTTGGATTAGCAAAATCCATAGTAGAACCAATACCTCTAACTATTGTTCCACTACCCACAGTAGCATAAGCAGCCGCACCACTACCACCACCACCACTAAAGGTGATTGTAGGTTGTTCTATGTAGCCTGAACCTGCGTTGGTGATTGTGAATGTAGTATTAACAGCACCTGCAGTTACGGTACAAGTAGCTGTAGCTTGAACACCACCTGCTGTTGTTGGAGCTGATATTGCTACCGTAGGAGCAGTAGCATATCCTGAACCACCTGCTGTCCTCGTAATAGCTGTTACTGTTCCACCATTACTTATATTTACACCACTACTACCTGCGGCTAGGTCTATAGCACCTGTGCCTTTAGGTTGGAAAGCCATACTTACATTGGTATCAGAACTTAAACCTGTAGTTAATACAGGAACTAATCCTGCAATTGAACCTGATACAGAATAGAAGTTTACTTGGCTAGTTGTTGGCGACACTCTAAATCCTGAACCACCACTACCTGATATACCTAAATTTGTAACACCGCCATTATCAATACTAAATCGTGAACTACCCCCTACACCTGATGTTACTCTAAACAATCCTGCAGCTTTTGGTGCAAGAGTTAAATTAACATCTGTATCAGAACCTTGTGATGATATTGTTGGGCTATTACCTGTTCCTGTAGCACTACCAGTTACTTGAACATAGTTTACAGCAGAAGTGGTAGGAGATACAAGAAATTGAATTGCACCTGATGTGCTTCCAATAGTAGCTCCAGTTGAAATAGCTAATCCACCACCTGCATTGTTTCTTATACTTGCAACATTGACATTTGAATCAAAAAATAATCTAGCACTATTTTGTGGTGTTGATACATCTTGCCCTAAAACTGCACCAAATGCACCACCAGCAGATTGATTTAAATATATTTGATTTGAGGCAACTGGAGTAAGTGTTAGATTTCCAGAACTTGCTGTAACTGATGGTGTGGTGACAGATGTAAACTTACCTGTAGTAGCTGTAGTAGCACCGATAGTGGTGTTGTTTATAGTGCCACCTGTGATAGCTACAGCAGTTGCATCTTGCTCTGCCATTGTGCCTAGACCTGTTAGTGTGTGGTCATTGTTCCAGTCGCTTGGTAAAACTATGTTAGCTAGAGTTGTGCCTGGTGCAAAGTTACCTAAGGCTATCTGCTCATCTAACTGGGCTTGTGTCCAGTCAGTAATGCTATTAGTTTTATTATGCTTAACTATTACGGTCATACAACACCTTGTGCTTTACCATCAGCACTACGAATGATTTGTTTAGGTCTGTTTAATGTCTCTATGGTTTGTTGATGGTTAAGCGTTTGTTGTTCTACTAACCTAGCCATATTAGCGTTTATAGCCTCTACAAGCCCTGCTAACGCATTATTAGGTTGCTCTGAACCATATTCATCAAACTCTGTGAATGTGTCAGCATTAGCACCTTTAATGTTCATAGATGTAGTCTTGATATCTTTGTTAGCTTGTAACTCAGCTATCATAATTTTAGTATCGTTTTCTAGTTTAGCTTTCCACTCATCAAACGCTAGTTGACGTTGTTTCATGTCATAGTCAGCAGCATCTTTACGTTGACGTTCTTCTAGTTCAGCAGCCTTACGAGCATTCTCGCCTTGAACTTTCATAGCATCTATTTCTTTTTGAGCTTGAATAGCTTGTTCTTCTATAGATGGACCTTGTGGCTGTGGTGGTGGACTGTTAGCTGGATTAACCCAGAACTCTTCAGGATTCTTAAAGCCTGCGTTTTGTGTAAGTTTAGCCAACGCATTGTATATCTTCTCTGGTGAAGTAATACCAATTTGGATAGCTTCTTTTTGCATTTGTAAGATAGACATAAGATGTGTAAGTTGTTGGTCTTTATTACCAGCACCTAAACCTACAGAGATAGATAAGTCTTTACGAGCTTTCCATTCTCTTGGGTCTACTTCTACCCACTTGTTACGCATACGAACAATGTCAGGTTTAGTAAGTGTTGTTCTTACCAAGTGATGCACTAACATGAATAATTCTTTTACACCTGTTTCTGCAAATGTTCTAGCGACTAGCTCAATACGTTGTTGAGCAGCGTTCATAATCTGTGCTACACCGGTAGCAGTCTTGTTAAGGCTATTAGAATCTAAGCCTTGATTGTAAGCTGTGATACCTGTTCTCTTTTCTTTCATAGAGTCCATGTATTCAACCATACCGAATGATGATGCTGGTAGTGGTGGATGTGATAAAGGCATGATGCCTGAACCTGGGTCACCTTCTACACGAACAATACCACCTGGTCTTGAAGTCAACATATCGTCTAGGTTTACTCTGTCGCTAATAGCATAACGACCATTGTTAGCTAAATACATATTATCTAACTGACCACGAATAAGCGTAGACTTAATAAGTTGAATGTCCATAGTCAAGTCAGCATAAGAACGACCAATATGTCTATGTGGCATTATCATTGGTGTGATACATGCGAAAGGAACATACTCGCATTTCTCTTTGTAAAGAATAGTGTTACCTAATACAACGACTCTATATCTTTCACCATCTAACTTAATGTATGTGTCTTTAACTAAACCTTCTTCTGGTGCAATAGCTCTATCGTATTCTTCATCATAGATATCACGAGCATTAGACTCTTCTTCAAACGTATCTCTTACGTCTGACATGATTGACTTGATGTATTCTAGTGGCTTGTCAAATGCTTCAGCAATACTAGCTAACTGCATGACTTCTCTATGCTGAACAAAAGTAGCGTCTTGTAGATTAGGACCTGATACTTCTACAGATACCATAATGTTTTCAGGAGCTACGTTATCAATGTATATTTCAGTCTTGCTTTCTGTAACCTTGAGCTTAACGTCATGTAACATAGGTTGCATGATTAAAGATGGGTCTTGTCCAGTAGCCATAGCTTGTTGGATAAGTGCATCCATGTTGACAGTTGGGTCAGGATAAGCTGTGTGTTCTAATACTTCTGTAGTATCTTCTGATGCCAACATCTGTAGTTGTGCATCTGTAAGACCTTTGTAATCGTATTCTTCTGTTTCGTTCTCTTCTTCAGAATAGACTTTTACATATCCATTCTTAGATAGTAATGCGTCTTTAAACCATACATAGAATACTTTGAACCCTTCGTTCTTTTCCATAACGATATGGTTAATGTAATCTGTTTCTTGGTCTGCTGCATCTTGGTCTTCAGGACCTTTAGGGTTGAACTGAACAACCTTGTCACCAGCTACAAAGACTTTAAGTAATTGTGGTAATGCTGCTTCAATCGTGTCTTGTACGTCATAAGATACAACTTGTGAACGACCTTCTTCTTCGTTACCAAACTTTTCACCTAGGTAATATTCAATTGCTTGTGCTCTGTCATCCGACAATGATGAGTCATTTACACCATAGGCAATAGATTCCTGTTGCTCTATCTGTGCAATGATTTCCATATCTTGTATCTTCATTAAACTATACCCCTAGTATTGTATTGTATCTTCTCGCCACCCCAAGATTCATTCTTCATTTGGTCTACAGATGTAGCCATATATCTAAATGCGTCAGCACCATGAGAATATTCATCATGTAATGGTGCACCTGGTTCGTTTGTAGCTGAGTTGATTGAACGCTTATAATTCTTTAAACACTCTAGCAATCTACTTGCACTCTTATCAAAGTAACACTTATGGAAGTGCATCCTTGCTAGTT